CTAACTAGCAACTGACATCATGGCTAAAATTCGTAAGGAAGTTCCCAATCCCGGCGCGGGCGGCAGTTACTTGTTTGACCCTAAAACTGGGAAACTTACACTGATCACAGAACCACCCGCTCCCACCGAAAATGGCACTGACTCGGAAGAAATTCCTGATTGCGAAGATTGAATCCAGCTATGGGGTTGATCCGACTCCAGTAGGTGGTTCCAACGCAATTCAGGTCACCAACCTTGATGTGACCCCGATTGAGTCTGACAACGTTCAGGCTGCGGCTTATCAAGGCTTTATGGGCAACAGCACTCGTTCAACCCTGGTTGCTAACAAGCGAGTCAGCGTCACCTTTGATGTTGAACTGGCTGGCTCTGGTACTGCTGGCACCGCCCCTGCTTTTGGTCCGCTGCTGAAGTCCTGCGGTCTTTCTGAGACCGTTGTTGCAGACACCAGCGTCACCTATGCAGGCGTGAGCAGCAGCTTTGACTCTGCCACCATTTATTGCTTCTACGACGGCACCCGTCACAAGATCACTGGTGCTCGTGGCTCGGTGAGCTTCAACTTCACCGCTGGTCAGTTTGCTGTTGCCAGCTTCAACTTCATCGGGATCTACAACGCTCCTGATAGCAGTGCCCTGTCCGGCAACTTCACTGTTGCCAACCAAGCAGCAGCGATTGAGGTCAACGACACCAACATGACTACCGCCACCTTCTTTGGTGAGACGAGTCAGCGCATTGAGTCGTTCGATCTGGCTCTGAACAACGAGCTGATCTACAAGGAAACTGCTTCTAGCCAAGAGGTGCTGATCACCAACCGCGCCCCTGGTGGCACTGCAGTGATTGAAGCTCCTGCAATTGGCAGCACTGATTACTTTGCTGATGCAGTGGGTGTTGCAACTGCTTCCACCAGCCTCGTGCTTGGTGCAACTGGCGGCAACATCGTCACACTGACGGCTGCGCAAACGGATGTTACCGGAGTATCCTATGGCGATACCAACGGTGTCATTTCGTTGTCCATGCCCTACCTGGCTCTGCCCAGCACCAGTGGCAATGACGACCTGGCACTAGCTTTCACCTGATTCTGCGTGGCATTCGTCCTCAAGAAGACTGCTTCCTACAAGTGGGAAGTCAAGGTTGAAGTCCCCGTTGACGGCAACCAATTTGAAACTCAAGCGTTTGAGGCAGTCTTCAAGAAGATCAGCCGTTCAGCCTTTAATAATCTCGTCGATAAGGGTGATGACGCTCTTGTTGGCGAGATTTTGCTTGGCTGGGAGGGCATCAATGATGACGCTGGCAAACCTGTTCCTTTTACAGAAAAGAACAAGCAGCAGCTCTGTGATGATCCTTATGTCCTGCGTGCCTTGATCCAGGCTTATGCAGACAGCTTGACTGGAGTCACCGCAAAAAACTAAAAGACGCCGCTGAGTACTGGGCAAAAGGCGGCGTTGTTGACGAGCGGGAATCGGATTTAAAAGCTTTAGGTGCAAGCCCAGAGCAGATCGCTGCGTCAAAGCTGCAGGCAGTAGAGCAGCACTGTGAGGTGTGGGAGGAGAACTGGGACATCGTGTTGATGTTCATTCGTTTGTCGACGCAATGGCATACGAGCATGGCGGGGCTTACGGGATTGAACTACCCGAGTCTTGAATGGCTCTGTAAGCTGTATTCAGTCAAGGATCCTGTTGCCATCTTTGAGGGCGTACAGGTGATGGAAATGGCAGCCCTTGCCGTTCTGAACGCGAAAAGCAAATGAGCATCACTTCTGAAATCCGGCTCCGCGTCAGAAAAGAAGGCGATGTTGTGCTGAATCAGCTCAGCGCAAAGCTGAATGATGTTGCGCAGCGTTCAACCTTAACTAGTGCAAAATTTAAAGATCTTTCTGCAACTCTTAAGCAAACAGATAGTCAGATAAGAACAAAAAGTATCAATGGTCTGAATGACTATGCGCGTGCATGGCGTGAGTTAGCAAACAGCGTTGATATCACCAGCAAGGAATTCAGGGAAGCGACAAGGGAAGCTCAGCGCTTTGAGCAAGCTGCTGCAAAGGCTCAAGGACGGCGTGGTGGCGGAGCAATGGCTGCGGCAAAAGGTGTTGGTGCGGTAGCAGCTAGTGGCATCTTTGGCGGTCCAGAGGGCGCAATTGGTGCCCTCGTTGGGCTTCCTTTTGGTCCAGCTGGCGCTGCTGTTGGCGGTGCAATTGGCGCACAAGTTGGACAAGCGCGTCAAGCACTGGGTGGGACGGCATCGTATGCAGCCGAAATTGCCAAGCAGCGTTTGGCTTTGCAGCTTGTTACCAAAGAAGTAGGCGAATATCAACGTGCTCTTGCATTTGTTGATCAAACAAGTAGACAATTTGCAATACCCCAAGAAGTTATCACTCGTCAGTTCACCAAGCTGACCGCATCTGTTAAGGGTGCTGGCGGAAGTGTTGCTGATGCAGAAAAAGCGTTTCTTGGTGTTGCTGCGGGTATTCGCGGCACTGGTGGTGGTTTGCAGGATTTGGATTCTGCACTGACCGCAACCTCACAGGTATTTAGTAAAGGCAAGGTATCCGCTGAAGAACTTCGTCAGCAAATTGGTGAACGTTTGCCCGGTGCGTTTACTTTGTTTGCCGAATCGATGGGCATGACACCCCAAGAGCTTGATAAGGCTCTTGAAAAGGGGCAAGTCAGTTTGCAGGATTTCCAAGGCTTTGCTGAAAAGCTATTTGCTGATTACGGCGAAGCCGCAAAGGTCATTGCTTCTGGTCCAGAAGCTGCCGGTGATCGCTTGCAAACGGCATTAAGCAGACTCAGCGAATCTGTTGGTGATTTGCTTCGTCCTATTGGCGCAGCCTTTCAAACAGAATTTGCCAAAATTGTTATTGCTATTGATGAAGCAGCAAGAAAGCTTGCTAGTTTCCTTGGTTTAGGTAAAGGACGTGCAGGAGAAATTGCAAAATTAGAAAAAGATCTTGCGGCGACTGATGCAAGATTGCAGGCTTTTGCCCAATTGCGAGTCAAGCGTGGCGGTTTGCTTGGCGATGTTGAGTACGCACAGGAGCAAACATTAAGCCAAAGAAGAGTTCAAATGGCTGCTCGACTGGGCGGCTTGCAGGCAGCACAAAAGGCTGCAGCAGAAATCAAAGTAGACAAACCAAAAGGTCTACCTGGAATTGATCCCACGGCTGCTAGTGCTAAGGCAAAAGGTGCCTCAGACTTCTCTGTTCAACTCGCCAACGCTTTGATTGCGGCGCAAAACGAACTAAATCCAATCAAAAAAATTCAGCTTGAATATGATGCTGAAATTTTAAAAATTAACGAAAGTAAACTGCAACCCGAAGGAAAAAGAGTTGCTCTAAACGCTGCAAACGTAAAGCTCAATGAGCAATCATTAAAGCTTGGTAATCAAATGGCGGCTGGTAATGCGGCTCTCATTATTAAAGACGGCGAACGCAATCGGCAAATTGAGCAAACAATTAAAAACCTTGAAATTGAAGCTGGAATTATTGATGAAAAACAAGCAAGGCAGATCGAGAAAGATCGTTTGATTCAGCAGCTGCAAAAAGATGGGGCAACTCTTACCGAAGAGCAGTTGAATCGAATTGACGAGGCTTACGAGGGCATCAACAAGAAAACCTCTGAAAGCATGCAGCTGTTCAAGCAGATTGGTCAGAACGTCGTCTCGGCGTTGTCTGATGCCTTCATGAGCTTGTTTGATCAAGCCAAGTCGCTTCGTGAAGTGCTTACAGACCTGCTTCGCTCCACTGCTCGCCTGTTTGTTGAGTTTGGATTACGGGCGGTCATGAAGAGCATTAACCCGAACCTGTTTGCCAACGGCGGCATCATGACCGGCAACGGACCGCTGCCCCTAAGGCGCTATGCAAGCGGTGGTATTGCCAACTCACCCCAGTTAGCCATGTTTGGCGAAGGCAGCACTCCTGAGGCTTACGTACCGCTGCCTGACGGTCGCACAATCCCTGTCACAATGCGTGGTGGTGGCGGCGATACCAATATCGTTGTCAATGTTGAGGCTGGTGGCACCACTACACGCGGCGGTGATGCATCTGGTAGCAGTCGTGCACTGGGTTCTGCTATTGCTGCTGCAGTGCAGGCAGAATTGATTAAACAACAACGTCCCGGAGGTCTCTTGGCATAATGGCTACCTTCAACGATGCGACTGTTGGCACAACCACTGGTGGCACTACACCGGATTTTGGTGCTCAGAAATCTTCCCGCCCAAATGTACGAATTGCGCAATTTGGTTCGGGCTATAGCCAAAGAACAACTTTCGGCTTGAATCAAAACCCGAAGACCTGGAGCCTTACTTGGTCTGCTGTTAGCAATAGCAATGCAGATGCCATCGAAGCATTTTTTGACGCCCGCAATGGTGTTGAGTCATTCAATTGGACACCGATTGAAGAATCAACGGAATATCAATTTATTTGTAAAGAATGGCAACGCACTCACGTTTACGCAGACATCAATCAAATTACGGCAACCTTCGAGCAAGTATTTGAGCCATGACCGTTCCGCAGTCAATCCAAGAGCAGCTCTACAAGCTTGAGCCATCGGCAATTATCGAGCTGTTCCAGATGGAGCTGACTCTTGCCGTTAATGGCGTTGATTCCACTTTTTATTATCACGCTGGCACGAATGAACTGACGGCGGACATTGTATTTAATGGCATCACTTACGCCGCAACACCGATTGAGGTTGAAGGCTTTGAGATGACTACTAAGGGCACTTTGCCGCGCCCGACAATGCGTGTTGCAAATGCCAATAGCGCCATTTCCGCACTGCTGGTGCTCTACAACCCGTTGCAGGCAAAGGTGACGCGGATCCGCACCTGTAAAAAGTTTCTTGATGCTGTCAACTTCAGTGGCGGCAACCCAACAGCAGACCCGACCGCCAAGTTTGAAGATGAGATCTGGTACATCGACCGCGTTGCCCAAGAAAACCCGCAGCTGGTTGAGTTTGAGCTGACTAGCAAACTGGATCTGTTAAACCTTGCCCTTCCTCGCCGTCAGGTGCTTGAGCATTGCCCTTGGCGCTATCGCGGCACGGAATGTGGCTACAAAGGCAAGAAATACTTTGATGTGAACGACAACGTGACAACGGCTGCCAACGATCAATGCGGCAAGCGTTACAACAGCTGCGCCTTGAGATTTACGAAAGGAAATCTGCCGTTTGGAGGATTCCCTGGTGCCCGACTTCAGATGTGAGTTCGAGCGCCACGCCGTAGAGCTATTGCCCGCCGAAGCCTGCGGTTTGGTTGTCTCTGGTTGTTATCTGCCGTGTCGCAACATTGCGGAGAATCCCGAACAGGATTTTGTTTTGGACCCACGGGATTATGCACGGGCTGCATTGACTGGCACGATTGAGGCAGTGGTCCATTCGCACCCGATGGGCGCTGGCGCAAGTGAAGCTGATCTAAAAGCCTGCAAATACCTTGGCGTGCCTTGGCATATTTGGGCAGTGCCAGAGGATGAATGGTCAACTATCAATCCTTGATCGGTAGGCGTTGGCAGTACGGCGTCAACGATTGCTTTTCCCTGGTGCGGGACTTCTTTGGCTTGCAAGGCGTAAAGCTGCCTGATTTTGAGCGCCCTGCAGATCTTGAAACCTGCCAAAGCATTTTCTTAGAGCAGGCAGAGCGGATTGGATTTTGCCAGGTGGACTATGAGCGCAGGCAGCCCGGCGATGTGCTGATCATGCGGCTCGGTACTCAGACGCCAATGCACGCTGCAGTGCTGGTTGATTACGACCGGATTTTGCATCAGCAGCAGGACTCCCTCAGTGTTGTGGAGCCTTTGCGCAGCTACTATGCTCGAAGGGTCGCGGCAGTATTCCGATATGGAGCAGGTTGTCCGACTGATGGGCGATCTAGGTGAGCGTTACGGCTTTGAGCACACCTATTTCAACTTGCGGACACCTGGCGAAGCGATCAAGCTGCTTTGCGTTAATTATCCGAAGCTGCAAGAGGAATTAGTCCACGCTCATGAGCATGGGATTGGCTATCAGTTAGTCCAGGCAGATTTTGCGCTGGATTATCCAGATCTGCAGTTGCCGATGGGCAGCAATGATTTGGTATTGACGCCAGTAGTTGCTGGTAGTGGTGGCGGCGTCGGAAAGGTATTGGCTGGCGTTGGTTTGGTTGCGGCAGCCATCATTTTGGGTCCAGCAGCAGGTGGCTTTTTAGGTTTAGGTGCAGGCTTAGGTGGAGCAACTGGGGCGGGTGCTGCTCTTAGTCTTGGCTTGGTTGGCGGTGGGTTTGCGACAGCCATTGGAGCTGTGGGCGCCGCGTTGATTCTTGGCGGCATCACCCAGATGCTGTCGCCTCAAGCTCGCCTGCCTGTCAACGGCAGTCAATTTCAAGGATTAGGTGGTGGCGGCGGCAGTCGTTTTGCTGGTACGACTCGCACTGATGGCTTTCAGTCCGACATTAGAGGCAGTGATGGCGCTCAGTCCTATGCCTACACCGGCGCAGCTAACAGCGTTGGCGTTGGCGCAACTATCCCAGTCGTCTACGGCAAGGCATTAGTTGGTAGCCACCTGTTATCCGCCAACATCGAAGTGACGGACGAATCCGATCCGTTGAAGGTGCCATCTAAAGCTAAGGACACTGCAACCGCTACCAGTGAAGTGCGCCTAGGCGGTGAGTTGCTTCAGTTTGACGTTTTCACTGCTACGTCAGGCGTTGAAGCCCAGCGCACCTTGCGTTATACGGGACCGCAATGGGGCTATTTCCCAACCCTGAAGATGATCAAAAACGACACGATCATCATTCCCGACAATTTTACCCTTGATTCAACAAAAACAGGCGCTGACGTAGTTCTTGTCTTACGCAAAGGTCTATACGATTTCGTTGCAGGCACTGGCACATCAGTTGTAGATGGCGCAATTACTTACAGCATTGAAATTCAGGATTCGGGATCAGGCACGCCCCTTGGCTCATCTGTCGCCACCATCCAAGGTCAGCTGAGAGAAGGGCAGCAGTATTATTGGATTCAGCGGACAACATTTGCTCAACCTGCTGGTGTTGGTAGCGTTCGCGTTCAGGTAACGATTGAAGATTTCAAATGCCGCAGCACTTGTGAGATACAGGTGCTGTCTGTCGGTTACGACAAGGGCATCAACAAATACGGATGATTTCCTGAGATGGCACTTAACAGCGAGTCAGTTATCAAGATCGTTGACCTACTCTGCGAAGGTCCGATTCAAGGTCTTGTAGTTGAGGGTGAAAGTGTATATCTCGATGAGACGCCATTAAAAACCGGCACGACTAATAATTTTGCAACTGATGATATTCAGTATGAGTTTAATCTTGGTGGTAAAACGCAAGCTCAGCTGTCTCAAATGGGCAGCGTCAGCTCAACCGTCACTGAAATCAACACAGAAATAGGCGAGAACTATTCCGAGACTCTGGATGATACCGGCGAAGTTACTGCTCGTGAATATGGCAGCGGACAGGCTATTCGCCAGGTTATCGACCCTGAAGTTGATTTTGTAGAGCTGCTATTGACGATTCCACGGTTGTTTTCAACCGCAATGGAAGGGCTGGCGCAAGGGCAGCTCTTTGATGGCACAATCCAAGTCAAGGTTTATATTCAAAGCAAAGGCAGCGCCTACAACCTTGTTTATGACCGCACTGTCACAGGCATTTCAACTAGCAACTATCAAATTAAAACGCCGCGCATCAACCTGACCGGCACTGGTCCATGGAATATCAAGGTCGTCAAAGTCGATCTGGGCGAAAACCATTTTGAGGTCAAATACACCAGTTTTGAGGATATTTCGCAAAATACGGCGCTGTCTAACAAGCGCGGCAACCAGATTGTTTGGACTTCGCTGATTGAAAGTCAAAACGTCAGAAGCGCTTATCCGTATTGCGTTACAGCTGGTCTGTCGATTTCAACTCGGCAATTTCCCAGCCTTCCTACTCGTGCTTATGAAATTAAAGGTCGGATTATTTCCGTTCCAGCCAATGCACGAGTCAGGTCAGATGGCAGCCTTGAATTTCTTGGTTCGTTTAACGGCACACTGAAGCAAGCCTGGACCACTTGTCCGGTCTGCTGCTTCTACGACATGGTGACTAACCCGCGTTATGGGGCGGGCGATTTTGTCACTGCAGCAAATATGAGCTGGGTCGATTTGTACCCACTGGCGCAATACGCAAACCAACTTGTTACAACACCAGAAGGCACAGCAGAACCGCGCTTTGCCTGCAACACGGTCATCGGTGATCAGTCTGATGCGTTCAATGTTCTGCAGGATCTCGCCAGCGTGTTTCGCGGAATGCTGTTCTGGCAAGCCAATACGATTCAAGCAACGGCAGATCACGGCAATTTAGATAACAGCGATGTTGCGCCAGTTCACCTTTATACCAACAGCAACGTTGTCGAAGGCGCGTTTAATTACTCGGGCAGCTCGCTAAAAACCCGCAGCACAAGCATCCGCGTTCGCTACAACGATCCGACCAACTTCTACAAACCAAATTATGTGGTGATCGAAGATGCCACGCTAATCAGCAAATATGGCTATCAGGTCAAGGAAATCGTTGGCATTGGTTGCACGTCAAAATATCAAGCGCAGCGCCTAGGGCGTTGGATGCTTGCATCTGAAGAGCTAGACGGCGAAGTGGTGGCATTTGCCACTGGCTTGCAGGGCGCTGTTGTTTTGCCTGGTCAGGTTTTTGCTGTTGCCGACGAAATGCGCCAAGGCACCCGGCTGGCGGGTCGGATTGCAAGCGCAACGACAACAGCGGTTGTCACTGATCAGACGATTACGTTACCAGCTGGCACGAGTCACCTGCTGACCTGTTTGCTGAGTGATGGCAGCGTTGAAACCAAGTCGATCTCGTCGGTTTCGAGCAAGACGATCAATGTATCCAGCGCATTCTCAAGTGCGCCACAGGCTGAATCAATTTGGTCAATTAGTAGCACCGCTGTAACCGAACAAAAGTTTCGTTGTTTATCTGTTGCTGATAACGGCGATGGCACTTATGCGATTACTGGCGTCCAACACAACGACAGCATTTATAGCGTTGCTGATGCTGGCGGTGATCTGCAGTTTGATGACATCACCGTATTTGATCAGCAACCCACACCGCCGGAAGGTCTAAAGGTTACGTTCAGGCAAATCAAACTTGATACGGGCTACCGCTTTATTGCTATCGCATCGTGGACCAAAGGCAGCTCTGGTTATACCAATAGGTATCAAGTGCGCTATCGCGTTGGCAATAAAGAGTGGATCACTGATACAACCAAAAATGCATACTATGAAATCCAAAACCTTACATCTGCCTCATCGCTTATTGTCCAAGTTCGTGGCGTAGGCATCCCACCAGTCAACAAAGCATCCGTATGGGTTTCCAATACCAGCAGTGTTCCAAACCCTGTCGTTGAGGAAGACCCGACTGGTGATGAGTCTGGTGTTAGTGATGTTGCGCCACCTCCTGACATTGATGATGTAACCATCCAAGCCAATGGCGACAACGCGATTCTGCGCTGGACCTTTCCGATCCTTGGTAATGACCTACTGAATTATTCGGTTATCATCCGCCACAGCACCAAGACGGATGGCACCGCTGCTTGGGCAGATTCGGTCAAGGTCCGCGAGGTTTCCGCTGCCACTAATTACGCCATTGTGCCATTGATGGAGGGCGAATACCTCCTGAAGGCGCGTGATGAAAAAACCAAGCTGTATAGCACTGGCGAAAACAGCGCACTCATTGATCTGCCTAACGCTATCCCGCGTTTCAACGTTGAAATTGTCCGTGAGGATCAAGACGTTCCGCCGTACCAAGGGCAAACTGATGGCGTCTTCTATAGCGAGGAATATGACGGATTGGTGTTAGATGGTGATCGGACGATTGATGATATTGGCGTTGATATTGACACGCTGTCATCGTTTGACTTCATTGGTAATCGCCGCCTAAGTGGCACCTATTTCTTTGAAAATGTGCTGGATCTTGGCGGCAAGTTCAGCGTTGTTTTCCAGCGCAGGCTGCTAAGTCGCGGTCTGTATCCGTCTGACACGGTGGATGAGCGCACTGCGTTGATCGACCGCTGGACCGACTTCGACGGTGACATCCCTGACGGCACCAGTGCTGCGCTGTACTTCCGCACCAGCGACCAAGCAACCACTGCCGAAGAGCTGTTGCTGGAGGACGGCGACTTCCTGCTGTTGGAAGATGGCAGCTACATCCAGATGGAGTCCGACATTGATTTTGGACCATGGCAGCCGATGGAATCCGGGCGTTACACCGGGCGGCAATTCCAGTTCAAATGCGATCTAACTTCTGAGGCTAACGATCAGACGCCGATTGTCGATGAGCTGGGCTACACCATGCAGCTTGAAAGCCGGACTGAGAGCAGCGGTGTAATCGAGTCAGGCGCTGGCGCTAAGGCGGTGACGTTCACGAATGCGTTTTATGAAACGCCGAACGTTGGTATCACTGCATTCGACCTTGACTCAGGCGACTATTATCGGGTTACATCCCGCAGCCGCACTGGTTTCACGGTCACGTTCTACGACAGTTCCAATACTGCAATAGATCGAGACTTCCAGTATCAAGCAGTGGGCTACGGCTCTGAGCAACCCTAGGCATGGCTACCCACGATTACGTCATTGCTAACGCCTCTGGCGCGGCGGTGCGAAGTGACCTGAATAATGCCCTGGCGGCGATTGTCAGCAATAACAGCAACGCAACTGCACCGGCAACCACCTACGCCTACATGTGGTGGGTAGACACGACGAACGGGCAGCTAAAGCAGCGCAATGCTGCAAATGACGACTGGATCGTGATCCGCGAGCTGGACGGCACCCTATTGATGGAGGATGGCACGGCTGCAGCGCCGGGTCTTGCCTTTGCGTCGGATCTGAATACCGGGTTTTTCCGTCCTGCTGCTGATCAGCTAGCGATTGCCACGAATGGCGTTGAGCGGGTTGAGTTTGGCACCAGTGAAGTGGTGTTCAACGATGGCGGGGCAGACGTTGACTTCAGGATTGAAGGTGATACAAACGCGAACCTATTCTTTGTTGATGCCGGGAATGACCGCGTTGGCGTGGGTATTAACTCGCCTAGTACTGAATTTCATGTAAGCAAAGCTGGATCAACAGAGGTCAG